TTGTCTCAACTGATTGCACAGGCAAGCGCCCAGTTGTTACAGAGCAACCAAGCGCAGGCTCAACAAGCCCAAGCAGCGGCTATGCAACAAGATCCTTTGATTCAAATGCAACAACAAGAGTTGCAGCTTAAGGGTCAAGAGGGTCAGCGTAAAGCGCAGAAGGATGCAACTGACGCCCAGCTCAAGCAGTCACAACAACAGATTGAACGTGAGCGTATCGCTACTCAAAAGGAGATTGATATGGCGCGGATCCAAGCTACTGTGCAAAAGGATCAGCAGAACTTAGCTCACGATGCACAGGCCGAGAAAAACAAACTCTTGGCTGAAATCATGAGGAACAAACAATGATCGACAAATACTTAAAACTTCTAGCTTCAAAGATAGATGACAAGGTATCCCAACTCCAAATGTCAATAGCCGATGGCAAGGCTGAAGACTTTGCGGAGTACAAGAAGATGTGTGGGGAGGTTAAAGGTCTACTCACTGCACGTTTATACATCATAGACCTACAAGAAAGAATTACACACGATGACGATGACGAGTGAGATTTCCAATCTCGACATAACCAAGGCCGTGGATTTATCCAAGATCTTGAACACAAAGCCAGAGGAGAAGGCCAAGCAATTGCCCCGCCCATCTGGTTACAGAATTCTTTGTGCTATCCCAGAGATAGAGAAGGAATACGGAGAGTCCGGACTCGTAAAAGCGGAAGAAACTCTCATGATTGAGGAAACCCTGACTACTGTGTTATTCGTAGTAGACATGGGCCCAGATTGCTACAAGGACGAAAGCCGATTCCCATCAGGCCCGTACTGCAAGAAGGGTGACTTTATTTTGATTAGACCCAACTCAGGAACGCGACTGGTCATTCACGGCAAGGAATTCCGTGTGATCAATGACGATTCTGTTGAGGGCGTAGTAGACGATCCCCGTGGCATCCGCCGCAAATAAGGAGCGACATGGCTGAATTTAAATTCCCTGATGAACAGGATGACGTAAAGGTCACCACAGAAGACGATCAAACCGATGAACAGATCATCGTTGACGTAGAAGACAACACGCCTGCGGAGGACCGCAACAAGCCTCCAATGGAAGAAAAGGTCAAAGAAGACCTTTATAACGATGAGTTAGAGGACTACTCTACCAAAGTTAGAAAGAAACTAATCCAGATGAAGAGGCTGGCTCACGAAGAACGCCGTGAGAAAGAGAACGCTTTGAGAGAACAACAAGAGGCTGTTACTTTTGCTCAGAGGGTGATGCAGGAGAACCAGCGCCTTAAGTCCAACCTTAATAACAGCGAGAAGAACGTGCTTGCCACGGTTCAAAAAGCTGTAGCTATGGAAATGGAGGCAGCCAAGCGCGCTTATCGTGAAGCCTATGACTCTGGCGACACTGATAAAGTGATGGAAGCACAGGAAAAGCTTACTCAAGCAACGTTAAAGTCGGAAAAAGTAAAGAATTTTCGTCCACCTGCTTTACAAGAGCAAGAAACTCCTGTACAAATGCAGTCACAGCCGGCACCACAGTTCCGTCCTGACCCCAGCGCGCAAGCATGGCAACAGGAAAATCAGTGGTTCGGAGAAGATGAAGAGATGACCAGCTTGGCTCTCGGGCTCCATGAAAAGCTCAAGCGCGAAGGTGTTCAGGTTTCATCACAAGAGTATTATCGAAAGATAGACGCCACAATCCGCAGGCGATTCCCAGAGAAATTTGAGGAAGAAGCGGAACAAAATGAGCGCCCAGTCGCTCGCAAAAGCTCGGTCGTTGCACCGGCTACAAGGTCAACTGCTCCTAAGAGGGTTCGATTGAATCCGTCTGAACTGAGTCTGGCCAAGAAACTTAATTTAACGCCCGAGCAATATGCCAAGGCGAAACTTGAAATGGAGGCCTGAAAATGGCTGAAAACAGAAAACCGCGTGAACTTGAAGATAGATTGATGGCTGAACGTCCTAAACAGTGGCAGCAGGCCGAACTTCTACCTGAACCAGACAAGCACCCGGACTACGCTTATCGTTGGATTCGTGTTGCTAATTTGAATGCAGCTGACCCTCGTAACCTTTCAAGCAAATTGCGCGAAGGCTGGGAGCCAGTTACTTTAGAAGAGCAGCCAAAATTTAGACTGTTAGCCGATCCAGCAAGTCGATACAAAGACAATGTTGAAATTGGCGGATTATTACTCTGTAAGACTCCGAAAGAGTTTATTGATCAACGCAATGCACACTTTGCGAAGATAACTCAATCTCAGACGGATGCTGTGGATAATAGTCTTATGCGTCAGAGCGACCCGAGAATGCCTCTCTTTAGGGAGAATAAGTCCTCGTCTAGCTTTGGCAAAGGTACTTAAATTTTTAGGAGTCTTAAATGGCATACCCTAGCGTTACCCAGACGTATGGCCTGAAGCCAATCAACCGATTGGATGGCTTGCCTTACGCCGGAGCGATCCGTCAAATCCCAATCGCAGCTGCTTATGCAACCGCAATTTTGAACGGTGATACCGTCAAAGTTGATACAAACGGTTACTTAGTAGCTAATAACACATCTAACTCTGGCGACAGCGTTGGCGTGTTGGTTGGTTGCGCGTACACTAACTCTTCAGGTCAGCCTGTTCAGGGTCAGTTCTACCCCGCTTCTACATCAACATCCACAGCTTTGGCTTTTGGTTATGTTGTAGATGATCCCAATGCTTTGTTCAAGGTTGTGGCCAGCAGCGGTCAAACAACTGTGCCTACGGCTTATAGCCGCGCGCTGGTTGGTGCCAACGTTGCTTTGTCTATCAACACTGGTAGCACTATCACTGGTGATTCGTACTATGGTATTGACGGAGCTTCCGCCGGTACTACAGCTACCCTTCCCGTCCGTGTGGTTGACGTTGTGCCTGATACTGCAACTGGCCCTGCCACTGCAACTGCCACGACTTACTACGAATTTTTGGTCAAGTTCAACTTGCACCAATATACTGATACCACTGGTATCTAAGGAGTAAAAAATGGCTATTTCACGCGCACAACTGCTTAAAGAGTTGCTCCCCGGCCTGAACGCTTTGTTCGGTCTGCAATATGCAACTTACGATCAAGAGCACAAAGAGATCTACGAAACTGAGACATCAGAGCGTAGCTTCGAAGAAGAGACTAAACTCTCTGGCTTCTCTGCAGCACCAGTCAAAAACGAGGGCTCTGCCATCGCTTATGACAATGCACAGGAAGCATGGACTGCTCGATACAACCACGAAACCATTGCTTTGGGCTTCAGCTTGACTGAAGAGGCTATCGAAGATAACTTGTATGACTCACTGTCTGCACGTTACACGAAGGCTTTGGCCCGTGCTATGGCTTATACCAAGCAAGTTAAAGCCGCCGCTGTGTTAAACAACGGTTTTAGCTCTAGCTACCTTGGTGGTGACGGCGTAGCATTATTCAGTGCATCACATCCTTTGATCACTGGCGGCACTAACAGCAACATCCCTACCACACCAGCTGACTTGAATGAGACTTCTTTGGAGTCTGCAGTCATTCAAATCTCTCTGTGGACAGACGAGCGTGGCTTGTTGATCGCAGCTAAACCCAAGAAATTGGTTGTTCCTTCTTCATTGCAATTCGTTGCTACCCGCTTGCTCGAAACGGAACTCCGTGTCGGTACAGCTGATAACGACATCAATGCGATCAAGAACAACGGTTCAATCTCTGAAGGTTATACCGTTAACCACTTCTTGACCGATACTAACGCTTGGTTCTTGACCACAGACGTTCCTAACGGCATGAAGCACTTTGTTCGTTCACCCTTGTCTAACAGCATGGACGGCGACTTCGATACAGGTAACGTTCGTTACAAGTCTCGCGAGCGTTATTCTTTTGGCTGGTCAGATCCATTGGGTATGTTCGGCTCTGCTGGTGCTTAATCAGCGGCAAAGAAAAAGGGGGCTTCGGCTCCCTTTTTTGTTGCATTGTATTTATTGAAGTGGTATAAACATATTAATCCGGGCTTATCCGGTGCATTAGACAGTCCCGGCTGACGACATACAGACTGATGCACTTAACTTGTATGTAAGGAAACATCATGGCACAAACTACGTTCCAAGGCCCAGTACGATCATTGGGCGGCTTTTATCAACAAGGCCCAGCTACTACAGTTGAAGTAACTGCAAGCGTCACATTAAACCCAACCAGTTATGCTGGTCGTTTTATTTCCGTTGGTGGCACTCTTGCTTCTAACGTTGTGATTACTCTGCCAGCAATCAACACATCGGCCAACCCAGTTACTTCTGGCCCCGGCCAAGACCCTAACACTGTTAATAACGAAGGCGTTACTTACACAATTTGGGTTCCTACGACTATTGCCACTAGCTCTGTCAAGATTGGCACAAACGGTACTGACAAATTTGTTGGTTCTTTGTTGTCTGTTGATACAGATACTTCTGGCGCTATGGTTGGATTTACAGCCGCAGCATCCAACGACTTCATTAACTTGAACGGCGGAACAACTGGTGGCGTAGCTGGCACATGGATTCAAATTACCGCAATAGCAGCCAACAAGTACATGGTGACCGGCGTTATTCTGGGCACAGGTACTGTGGCTACACCATTTGCAGATTCCTAATCAACCCAAGGGGCTTCGGCCCCGTTTTTAAAGGAGATTGATTATGATGCAATATGACGTAAAACAAGGGCATTTAAACCAGAGTGGTTTTTTTGTTCTTGGACGAAATCGCGTAAAAGGCATTTCGTTTTTTGGTGCTGGTACAGACGGCACAGTGGTTTTGTTTGATACCGCTTCTGTTCCAGTGACTTCTAGCGTTACTTACGCTCGTTCCGGTACAACTGTAACAGTAACTAAAGTTGCTCACGGCTTGTCAACTGGCGACATTGTTGGCATTCACTTTGACAGCAATACAAGTATTTCCGCAACAGATGGTAACTATTCCATTACCAGAACTAGCGCTGATGCGTTTACGTTAACAGACATTAACACTGGGACTATTACTTCTACTGCGGCCTCGTATGTAAGTGGCGGTGGTCGCTGGTTAATGACTTATGAATTAGATGCCACAGATACCTTTGAAAACTCACCAATCATTCCGGGTGAAGGTGTGTTGGCGACCAAAGGTATTTACGCATTGATGACTAACATTGACTCAACGCAAATTTACTATGGCTGAAGCAAAACAAGCGGTTCTGTCTGGGCGTAAGCTATTCATAGCTATCCCAGCCTATGATGGCAAGATCAATATTAAGCTTGCGTACAACATTGCGGCGTTAATGCCCAAAGCTGTACAGCATGGTATTGCCATCAATATGGGCGATGTGTCTGGGTGCTCAATCATCACTATGGCTAGAAACCAATTGGTGCATGAGTTCCTTAAGTCAGATTGCACAGAGCTGCTGTTTATTGATTCCGATGTAATTGCTACGGCAGATGATGTTCTTCGCCTAATGGCCCAGAGCTCTGGCAAAGACATTACGGCTGGTGCCTACCCACGTAGAGCCAAAGACCGCTACTTCTTTGCTGATCTGTATTTTGATGAGAACCAAGACTTAGAGTTTGATGGCTCTCTCATGCGCGTAGAGCGCGTAGGAACTGGGTTTATGTTGATCCAGCGTCATGTCCTAGAGGATATGGCCAAGGCCCACTCAGACTGGACGTATGAATTCAAAGGCGAGCAGATCACCGCGCTGTTTGACTTTGCGTTAAAAGACGGAAAGTATGTAGGCGAAGATTACTTGTTCTGCGACAGAGCTCGCGAGCACGGATACAAGATTTACATTGATGTTGACATTAGTCTGCCTCACGTTGGACAAGATACGTTTGAAAACAACTTCAGAGAAGAGGTTGTGATCCCATTGCTTGAGGCAGTTCGTAAGTCCAAACTGAAGGTAGCAAATGGCTAAGACACCAGCATGGCAGAGGAAAGAGGGAAAGAACCCGAAAGGTGGCTTGAACGCCAAGGGACGAGCCTCCGCCAAAAAGCAAGGCATGAATTTGAAACCTCCCCAGCCGGAAGGCGGCTCCCGCAAAGACTCTTTCTGTGCGAGGATGGAAGGGATGAAGAAGAAGTTAACCAGCGCAAAGACGGCAAAAGATCCAGATTCGCGTATCAATAAATCGTTGAGAGCATGGAAATGTTAGATCTCAATACAGTATGGTCGGCCACTCTAACACTGTTAGTGTCGGTTATGGGGTACATCGTGAATGAAAAGTTCCGCGAGTTAAACCGTATTACCATTTTGCTCAACAAAACCCGTGAGGAGGTTGCCCGTGATAACGTTACTCAAGCAGAAGTGGATCGGATTACGAACCACATTGACCAACGCTTTAACAAACTTGAAGCAAAGATTGACCAGCTTATTCAAGCGGGGCGATAATGCCAAGCAAGAGTAAAGCTCAACACAATTTCATGGCCGCGATAGCTCATTCGCCATCGTTTGCTAAGAAAGCAGGAGTGCCCATGTCTGTGGGTAAAGACTTTGTAACTGCCGATAAAGGCAAGAAATTCTCTAAAGGTGGAACTATGGCTAAGAGCGACATGAAAGAAGACATGAAGATGGACATGAAACAAGATAAGTCCATGATGCAGAAGGCCGTGAATAAACACGAAAGCCGTTTGCACAAAGGTCAACCAATGACTAAGTTGGCTAAAGGTGGTTTCACTAAGTCAGCTGATGGTATTGCTACTAAAGGTAAAACCAGAGGCACTCAAATCAAAATGGCCGGTGGCGGCTACTGTTAAGGAGTAAATTATGAAAAGACGTTACCAAGACGGCGGTGAAGTTGATGCAATGGAAGAGGCTAACAGCCGATCTATGGTTGTTCCTCGCAAAAGGCCTATAGCATCTTCTAATGATGA